CAAAAACCAACTTTCAAGAATTGCCAACACTCTCTTGGAGCACGGATAATCCTTTCGTACGCGATGCCAACGGCCCGTCAAACCGGCGACACCGTCATCCAGGGTACCAAACCCGAATGCAGTTGAGCGTACGCAAGGCACAAGAACAGGAGAACCCATCCTACGTGCCCGAAAGAGGCGAGAATTGAGGCTGAAGTACTGGGAACAGACAAGAGTCTTCCCGGAGCTTAGGGTTAGACCGGATCCTACCACTCCATCCATCCAACGACGTGCAACCCCCGCCGGGGCGCGGAACACTATGTCGTCCCCGTTGATCCTGACCGGGATCTCGGGGCCCACCTGTGCATAGAACCTAAAGGCAAGATAATTGACAATGCAAAGGAGGGGGAAGGACAGAAGGTTTCCCATCAACTGACCCGTTTTTATCTGCACAGGACCGCCTCGTGAGAGGAGGTGCAACTCCTGTGAGTCATAAGCCGCTTCTTTTATGTGTTCCGGCACACTCCTTGCCGAACGGAGAATCTTCCTAAGTATCAACTTCTGTACCAGAAGATTCAAGTTGTCTGTGGCACTCTCGTAGTCACCACTGACGAACACGCACCCCTCGCGGGATTGGAAGTCATTAAAGCGGCCCACGTTGGCTTCTCCGCGGAGGAGCCAATCAAAACGGGACAATCGGTTATAGATGGCGGTATGTAAAGGGCGAAGGATGTTCATTTCGACGTCACCGACCGAAACGACCCTCCACTTACCCCCCGTCGAGACCGCTGTAACGCGGGACGGAAGAAACTTTGTCCTGGACTCCTCACTGAGAGTCCGTAAAAGGAAATCCTCCCTGGTGTTCCACCTAAGGGGACGAGACAAAACTTCCAATCTAGCACCGCCGGAACCCATACCGCGCTGGACACAGCTCTTCACAGGTAGCACACTGTTCAAAGCCGCATTGGGATAATACTCCTTATCCCATCCAGGCCGAAACATCTTCGGCACCTCTCGTTGAACGAAGGCCAGGAAGCCACCGTCTGGTAACGGTGACTCTCGGGACATTCTCTCAACATACTGGTCGCAGTCTGGCTCCGGAGATGGTATACATTTCCGAAACAAGAAGAGTGACATCGCAATGGACATTCGCGAACGACGCGAAAGACCTTTGATGGAACGACGCCATGGATGAGACCGATCCCCCTCAATAAGTCCTCCACAGAACTTTTTGAGGGTTCGACAATCAGACGTTGATGTAAGTGTCGGTGGCACCGCAAGAGGAGATCCGTGGATCTCCTCGAGCATGCCTACTAACGACCTTAAAGAAGACATCAACCGAAGACCAATCAGGGGAAACGTTGAAGACGTTTTACTCTCCTGAACCATAGGATAACTACCAATGAGCTAGTTATCGA